GCTACTTCACCAGATACGTTAGCACCTGCTACTGCATTTGCTGTTGTTGCGAATGTTGCAAGATTTGCAGTATTAGCGGCGTTTGCATATGCGGCATTAGCTACTTCACCAGATACATTTGACCCACTTACATTAAAAGCTGTGCCTGCAAAGTTTGCGTAGTTTGCATTTGCTACATTGCTTACACTTGGTGCGGCACTAAATGCGCCATTACCATAAAGAATGTTACTTGCGTTGCCATCTAAGTTAACAGTAGCAATATTACCTATACCACTTACGTTAGCTACTGCAACACTATTTGCAGTATTTGCTATGTTGGCATTGCCTGCGTTCGCCGCAAAGGTTGCATTAGCTACTGCACCAGAAACATTACTACCACTTACATTGAATGCAGTGCCTGCAAAGTTAGCAAAGTTTGCATTTGCGCTAACTGTAGGGATAGCAACAAACGTGCCATTACCCGTTAATAGATTTGCAACGTTACCATCTAAATTGATTGATGCAATGTTGCCTGCACCACTTACGTTTGCTAATGCTACACTGTTTGCAGTGTTAGCAACACCAGCAAAGTTTGCAAAGTTTGCACTGTTAGCTATTAAATTACCAGCACTAAGATTGCCAGTCACAGTTAAGTTATTAACTGTTGAGTTACCACTAACTGATAGATTACTTAATGTGCCAAGACTTGTAATGTTTGGTTGATTTGCACTTGTTACGTTACCTGCAAAGTTTGCAAAGTTAGCAGTAGGAACATTGCTTATTGTACCAACTACCGCACGACTAATCTGTACTTGTACGTTTGGTGGTGGTGTTAATGCAACTTGTACGTTGCCTGTGTTTGTTACGATTACTTGATTAGCCATATTAGTAATTGATTACCCCATCTGAATTTACCAAGAACAATAAGAATACTGCTTGGTCATATGCTGGTTGACTTCCAACTGCGGGAAAACTTATCTTAATTCTACCTGTAAAACAAGCTGGTTCTGCGGCACTTATATCTAAATCAGGATCTCCTGCAATCAAGTCCCACGTATCATCATCAATAGTCATTGTGAAAGTACCTGCGGCATTAACTACATTAGTTATGGGTAATACGATTGGAGTAGGAGCTACACGATTCATACGCATTGTGCCACTTGCAGTAGTTAAGTTAAAGATACCACCACCTTGTGTAGCACTAATTGTAAATGTAGTCTCAGTGATAATTGTTTTTACATAGTATGTTGTGTTGATTGCAACACCACCAAACACTGCGCCAACAAACTGTACTGGTTGATCGACAAATAGTTCGGCAGTACTTGTACAAGTAAATGTATCATCTGTAGTTTCTGCACTTGTTATTGTAGTAATGAGAGGAACTAATGGATAATCATAGATTTGAAAATCATATCCCGTTCTGCTATCATTAAAGTTTGTAATTGCTCTGCGAACAATTTGTGCATTAATCGTAGCACCAGTTAAGTTGACTGGTGTTGTTGCAGTTTGCCAACCACTAGTATAACTTGTGACTGTACTCCATTCAAAGTTCCAAAAATCTTTTTGATTGTATATTAAGTTCTGCGCTAATACTTGTGCGTCAAAACCTGCCACTTGATTTAATGTGGCTTGCGTGAATTTTGCCATTTGTTTTCCTCTGCTGTCTCGCATCTAACGAAACATAACTACCTCGCTATGTTTCGTGTGTGATAATGTATTTATGCTGTCTTGATTATCATTGTCATACTTGAACCAAAATTAGATCCTAACGATTGATAATTTCCAGTGCCAACATCGTCATAAAAATCTCCATTAGAATCATATGTTACAATAGTAGGAATAGTTGTAGTGCTACTAAATTCACTACTATAAACAGTTGAGTTAGTATCAAAACTGTAATAACTGGCATTATTACTTAATAGAATTATACGCCCTGCGGCAGCGTCATAAATTGAATTTGTAGTGCCAACGCTATTTGGAGCAGTAATGTTTGCAACATTCGAAAAAGAATATCCACCATCTAGTGATTGCAATAATTGTATAGTATTACCTAAACTATTCGCTGTATTAACTTGCTCACGGTTATATGCAGTTAATACTATATTACCAACTGTATTGAAAATTGCCGATCTACCCCACACCGCTTCATTATATGTCCAATTACTTGTAGTCCAACTATTTCCTCCATCGGACGTACTTGTAGTATAAAATTGATACTCTGAAGTATTACTTGCATTACGATCCCAAGCATATACTATTAAGGTATCTGTATTTTCATTCTGAAAAATATTAAAAACATATGGAAATGGTATAGAATTATTAGCATAAAACGAATTTGCAAAAACTTTAGGTAAATTTGCACTAATCCAAGTAAGTCCATCATTCGAATAACTGTATCTGGCCGGATAAGGATCAGTATTTGAACTTATCCCTGCTGTTATGGCTACATAATTTCCAGAATTAAAATTTACAACTGTGTTAATGCTTTGGGTGGCATTAGTGATTCGCATTATATTAGCACTGCTTGTCCAAGTATTTCCTTTATCAGAAGAAGACACTGCAACCAACTGTGGAATAGAATTATTAAATCTATAATTTGCATCAATCATAACTAGCATTTTATTATTGGCATATATAACATCCCTCAGAAAACTCTGATAAGACGAATTAGCTGGCACTGCATTTCCTACAAATATATTTCCATTTGCGGCCCAAGTACTTAAATTAGAGCTTGATCCAACTGGCGGTAATGATCCTCCTGACCCTCCTTGGCCGACGGATGGAAAGATATAAAATTTATTGTCAACATATAACATATTACCACTATAACCATCCACTAGATAACTAAACCCACCGGCAGTAATATATACGTTAGAGTTACCAGTAACTGTCCAAGATGATCCATTGTTAGAAGTCATAAATCCTATATTACTATTGGCATTTCCATTTTGCGCTTTAATGTAATAATTACCATTAGTGCCAATAACAGGCGCTCCTATAGATAATGTATTATTTGATACATATCCAGTAGCTAAATTACCAGTAGTAAAACTAAGATTTGCAGGCCACTCTCCGTCAACTGTAATAGTTCCACCAGAAACGCCTGGAGTTAAAGTAGTATTTGGATTTAAAATATTACCATAGAATAAACTAGGAACCACCATATTGCCTGGACTGTCCCAACCAGTCATATACAAATTACCATTAGTTGCTAATGTTGTAATCTTCTCTGCGCCATTTGACAATTGAATAAGTGGAACTCTTTGAATTTCAGTAACTTTATCCCACGTAAAGTTAGCGACACCGCCTAAATTACCTTCATCATTGAATTGAATAGCTCTATTTGCTCCGCCTGGATTATCTGTACCATTACCACCAGACCCCCAAGATAGATTACCTAATCCATCAGTTTGCAAATAATAAGCATACGTGCCTCCAGGTATGTGCAAATTAGCAATGTCTGAATAGGTGAAGTTAGCACCTGTGTATAATATGTTACCAGACAAATCAATGTTGCCATTAACGTTATTACCACTAATACCACCTGCGTTAGCAATTGGGTCATATACTGTTACGCCAGGTCCAGCCCAAGTGAAAGGTGCAGATGAAGCTCCTAATTTACCTGCGCTATTATTTCTTGCGGCAATAGAAACATAATATGTTCCTGGTGGCGCATCATTTACATCGATACGTATTGTTTCACCAGAAGCGAATGGAGCTCCACTACCTGAACTAACTGTTTTGTATAAGATATGTGTTGTTACATCACTAGTATAACCATAATTGAAATCCATATACAATACAGAACCAGAAGCAGGCACAGTTGCTTGTATGTTAAATGATTTAACATTTCCATTACTCAATGGATTAACTGTTAGTACAGGAGTGCCAGGAGCACTAATAATATTAGGATCTGTTAATCCTGTATTGGCTTCAGGAATAAAATCATCGATAGCATTGTCAGCATAAACAGAACTATTATATTCGAATGCAACAATTTTAGCACCTAATGTGCCATCTTCCATTTTTGCTTCTTGTACTTGACTAACTCTAAATAGTTTTCCGTCTGGGAACGTTGGTGCATCCCATCCATATTCTTCTAATGTGACACGAATAACATCACCAGCTTCAATCTGAATGCCACTATAGTCAAGCATAAAGTTGACAGTTAAATCTTCACGACTTTGTAGTAATCTACGAACACCTAGATATACTGCTTGAACATAATTGTTAACTTGGGCATACTGAATTACTAAACGATTATCAGGCTCGTTATAACTCAATAGACTAGGATCATACCACGGACTACTAGGATCAGTTAAATCAACAACTCTAAAATCTGTTTGGTCTTTGATGTTAGCATTAGGATATTGAACTTCTAAGCTATTATAAGTTTCATTCAAATCAATAGGATTGATATCAATACCACCTATCAATACATCACTATTCACGTGATATAAACTAGTAGTCGCACCGGTGTATGGTTTATTGATAACTACTTTCCACTGACCAGTTAATTCACTATACTGAAGCCAACTATCACACGCATCTACTAATTGCTGTAAATTACTTAAACAGTTGTTACCTGTATTCAATGGACCATTAATTTGATATCTATCTTGTGTAGTAGGTGGACCAGTAACTGGATTGTATGTAATTTGCTGTGCTGAATAAACATCTAGCGCAGTTAAAGATGCTGTATCAATTTGTGCTGATGGTATGCCACAACCATATACGTTATTATACATATAATCATATATTACTGCGCCAGGTGCTTTTAAAGGATTTGATAATTGAACTGTAAACTGATCCAATCCAGTTGTACCTGCGTCTTGATTATAATTTAATTTTACAACCATAAACGTAGTGTTAGTCATACTTGCACTGTCACCACCATCAGTATAGAAGGTACTATCCCATCTTTGGTCTGCTGGAATTCCAGGATCACTTAAAATATCGATAGCTGAATCACCACCTGTGTTTATACCACTGTAGCTACCATTAGTGAACAGATAGATAAACATATTACCATTGATTGTTGTATCAACTTGCACAGGGTCGCTGTTAGTAGTTAGACTAATAACTTTAGCGGCGTCAGCACCAGTTCCAAACGTTACTTCTTTGCCGCCATAAAATATTTTATCAAACGTATATGTGTTTGGAGTTTGACCAGGCATTGTATTTGTAACTTCAGCCAACGTACAAACATAGTACATTGATTTTTGATCGGTAGTTAATTTAGCATCTGTAATAGTTGGTGCAACAAAAGCTGATCCATATATTACAGGTAATTTGTTATCTGTAGCTGGAGGTATTTGAACTCTAGCACCTGCATTAGAAGTACCAGCGGCGCTAGAGCCTTGACGATTACCTATCAGCTTACTAACACCATTAAACAATACTGCTTTTGCCGCAAATGCCGCGACACTACCTAAAAACGTAAAGCCTGTAAATGTTGTTACTGCGGCTGCGATTGCTGTAAAAACTGCCATATTATACTCCTGCTACCCAGACTTCTTCAGTCTTTTTATAACCAAATTTAGTAAAATCTAAATCAGGACTGTTAACCATTTTAGTCATTGTATACATATTAATTTTGTTTTCATTAACTAACTCACGTGCTAATTTATTGTATTGTAAGAGTAACTTATAACCTGCACTAGAGCCACGATACTGTGGTTCTACCCAATACACTAATTCACGCAATACTTTTAAATTTGGATCCCATATGTTTTGGTCTTTTACACCAATTATCATACCAGCAGTATTTTTATCTTCTGCTATCAATGCAACACCTCCACCTAAAATAATATGATGAAATAATTTATTAATATATTCTTCGTTATTGCATTCACGCATCATTTCGATAGGAGTGTTATTGCGAAAATTACGCAACATCTCTACTACAGAAGGTAAATCAAATTTATTTGCTTGTCTTATTTTCATTTGTTAATAACCTTGGAAGCTTTCAGTTTGAGTTGTGATTTGTGATTCCTGTGCCGCCGCACTTGGATTAGTAGCTTTGGTAATAGGAGCTTTACCAAAGTCAAAGCTGTAACCACTTAAGCTGAATACATTATCCATTGAACTATCATTACTGTTAAATTCTTTCCAACTATTTTCATTTGTCTTTCTACCAGCAATGCGATTCTCTAATACTACTTTAAAGCTACTAGCGTTTAGTGTAACTGTATAATTATCATCTTGGTCTTGTCGCTGTTCAGTAATGTTGTAACTAGTTACAATACCTGTGAATCTATGCGCTGAACTAGTCAACACGTAATTATTTGCTACGTTACCATCACCGCCATAAAAGCCACGTATTATTTCTACTTTAGATCCACGTATTTTGCCATTAGTATCTAATACAGCATATATGTTATTTCCATCGATGCCACTTAAACTAATACTGGTATCAGCACTTGTCGCACGTATATCACGCTGTTGAACTCCTACTGCTAACAAACCACCTAATGGTGTGTATGTTGTGCCAGCAATAGTTTGATATTGATAAGCACTGCTAAAAGTATATACTGACGTATTTGCTACGTTAGCGTATTCATTGTATATTGTTAATTTAACAAACTCTGCACTGTTTACATATGCCTTATTATTTGCTACTGCTGGTATTGTTTCCATTATGCTGTTCCTACAAATTCGTACAGTTTAAAAGAATCACTAAACTCAATCAATGCATTTCCAACAACTGTGTTATTACTTAATTGATATCCACCCGGTGTCAATTTATAAATTGGCATATTAGGACAAAACATATTAAACTGACAAGCATTACCAACAATAATGCCATTAGTAGCAACAGCGGCAGTAATAATATTTGGTCTATTAGTTGTTATAGTAACAGTTGATCCACTACCTCGCAAAACTTGTGTAGTGCTTGTGAATGGATAAGGATTTACATTGGCTGCGCCTATTTGAATTAAATCATTAGGTTCAAACAATACAGTAGTAGAACTAACACTAGGCAGATTACCCAATACCAATTGATCGCCAACAAAACTAGTTACAGTAACAGCAGATATCTGTCCACTAGTCATTGCGCCACGATATCTAAATATCCAACTCAATTGAGGCAGATTGCTAAAAGTAATTACTTGAGGTGTAATTCTATCTAATCTATCCAATGCTTCCAT